AAGTGCGAAGCACTTGTTTGACGGCCTGGACCAGTTCCGGCTTGACGTTGTGATCGCCCTGGTATGTGCGTTGCTGCGGCAAGTCGTTGGCGTCAACGAGGTTATGCCGCTTCATGTGCTCGCGCCGGTCGGAGCGGGAATTGATGACTTCCCCGTTGACCGGGGAGCGGAACGGGGCCAAGTCCGGCGTCACATACGGCGCTGTAATGACCCGCTCGACCATCTGCCCGCAGTGCTCTGGCAATTCCTTGTAGCGGGCGACAGGCAGATAGACATCCTGCGCATGTCCGCAGACTGCGCATTTGGTTGCGTAAATTGGCATGATTTCCTAGAGCTGGAGAAGAGCAATCAAGTCTTCTTCCTCTTCGTCTTCGCGGCGTCGCTGCTCCGCTTCCCATGCAGCCATCAGCGCCTTGACCTCTGACAGGTCAAGCTGCTGGGGCTCGATGCGCTTGGCCTGAACAATCGGCTTGACCGGCGCAGGCAGTTCTTCCTTGACCGGCTGCGGCGCTTCCTTAAGTCCGCGCCATGCTGCGCGCACATCCGCGGCGATCTCGTCGCGCACATGCCGCTTGCGCCAGGCTTTCTCGTCCCAACCGCGCCATTTCGTGTTGCCGCCGCGGGAAACGCCGTCTGCCGTGTCGGTCTTGCCGAAGGTCGGCACGCCGACTGCGGTAGTCGCCTGAACGCCCTGCGGATAGGCGTTGCCATCCATCGGGCCGCTGGCAACCACGTTGCTGACTGCGGATGCTGCTGCCACACCGGACGGCGTTGCGGTCGCGCTGCCTGCTACAGTTGGCGAGCCGACAGCCGAGGCCGAAGCGACGCCAGCAGGCACGGCAGATGCGCCGCCAGTCGCCACAGGCGAGCCGACAGCAGACGCGGCCGATACGCCAGCAGGCGATGCGGTTGCGTTCGTTCCCGCCGATGCGCTCGGGCTTCCTACTGCCGATGTTGCCGATACGCCGGATGGCGTTGTGTTGGCGTCGCCCGTTGCAGCAGGGCTGCCGACAGCGGACGCAGAGAACACGCCCGATGGCGTTGCTGTTGCGGCGCCTGTTGCAATGACGCTGCCGATTGCGGATGCTGCAGATACGCCGGCAGGCGTTGCAGTGCCATTCGTGCCGCTGTTATTTACCGCCAGCCAGAGACGGCGGCGCGGGGCTTGGAACAGTTGCCACGGGTTGGCAGTAAGTGACTTGACTTCGGCTTGCGTCAGTTCCCGATTGAATATCGCAAATTGATACAGTGCCGAATTCGCCGGGGAAAAGCCGCCTGTCCCGTATTCGAGCAGCGAAACGGGGTTAGCCGCAATGAAACCATTCGGCGCGAAGGTCGCCGTACTTGCGACGCCATCGACATAAATCGTTCCAACGTTGGACAAATTGACGTTGAAGATAACGACTTGGTCGCGCCCAAGCGCCGCCGTCGTGTTCGCGCTATTGCCGCCGCCGTTGTAACTCCATTGTCCGCCGCTAATACCGAGCCACGCACCGACGTTATTTACGAAAACTTCCGTTCCGCTCGTCGCATTGACACGTGCAACGAGAACGACCGCGCCCGGCGCGTAATTCGACCCGCCATTGACCGTGCCAGGATATTGCGGAAGGGTCGCGTAATAGCGCTTCGACGCGCCGTTTGTCAGCGCACCGCGACCGTTTTTACCGTAGGAAAATGGGAACGGCGAATCGGGCGTCCAAATCGCGCCACTGGCCGCATCGACAATTGCGCCGCTACTACCCGGACCGGGGCTGAAAAGGCCGTACAGCCCGCGAGTGATCGGATTCGACCAATCTACCGGGACGGCTTGTTGCGGCTGCTGCGTCAGCGGGCCGCGCTGAAGCACGAGCGCGCCGCTCATTACACCACCGTCGCGCTGATTTCAGTGGTTCGCATAGAGCCAGCGGAGAATGCCACGCCGCAGTCATTCTTCACCACAAACCGTACATAAGGTGGAAGCGAACCGCCATACGCTGCGCTCACGCCGAATGCCTTAACTTGCGCACCGGATGCCGTCTTGAGCGGCAAAGCTCCGATGAACGTCAGATCACCTTCATCCGTCGTGGTCGTGCCGCTACCAGGGCCGGATTGCCAGGTCGTACCGTCGAGCGAGCCTTGCGCGAACAGCACTGCCTGCTGATTGCCCGTGGTCGTGCCGTTCGGCGTAACGTTCAGTTCCGCAAACAGATCCAGCGGTTGATTCGTCGTGCAGTTATAGGTTGCCGAGGTAACGTATGTGCCGGAAGCCAGCGTGGAAAGCCCGGTGACGGTAAGCGCGGTTGCGGTGCCAACGACTTGTTTTACTGTTGCCATTGATTACACTCCCGCCGCGTAAATATCTTCCACCGTCACAGCCGGCACGCCGATAACCTGCGCGCGTGATGCCGGCTGCTCTGCCATCGCCTTCAGTTCTGCAGCCTGCGCTCCAGTGATGACCGCTGCTGCACTGAGCGAATCCAGCATCGACTGCGTTGCTGGGTTTCCCACATCTAGGCCGCTGTCCTGGCCCAGGAATTTCATCGCCCACTTGACTGCGCTCATCGGGCAAGCGTCCAGCGCATCCAGCACAGCCGCGCCATCTGTCAATTCCGCCAGGATCGTGCGCGCTGTTACATAGCGCGACTGCATCTTCTTCTGCGTCTGTGCGTTCATCAGATCGCAGACGGCGCCGAGCTGTCCCGATGAAAGCAGCGGCGCATAGCCGAGCGCAGCCGGGTCAGTGGCAAGCTCGTTCTTCAGCGCGGAGAGTTCAGATGCGTTCATTTGAGAGGGTCAATCCGGTTGTGTATGCAGTGGTCCGGCCAGAACACGTTCAGCAGCCGGCAGACAGCGAAGCAGAAGCGGCAGGGCGAGCCGGAGACGATCTCCTTTCCGCATGCGCTGGAAATTGGCTCAAGTGCGCCACCGCGCAGCACGTTGAGCAGCACATCGAGTGCCACCCATATACGGCGCAGGTAAGCCATCACAGGATGCGGATCAGGCCGTTGGTCGCGTCAGCGGTCGGCCAGGTGATCTGAAACGTGCCGTTCGTGCTGGTGATGTCGCTTGCGCCGAAGCTGACAGCAGCAACTGCCTTGTTGGACTTGCTGCTGTTGTAGATCAGCGCGCCGCGGGCCGTGATCGTGGAGCTTGGCCAGTTCGTGTTTGCGAACGTGAGCACGGCAGTATCACCACTGAGCGACACGGTAAAACCCGAAAGGGTGTTGCCGCCCGCCGTGTAGCCCGTCCCGGTCACTTCCCCAGTCGAACTGTAAGCAGTCGTGGCAGTGCCGAGCGTCGCCGTGCTCGGGTAAAGCGCGACTTTGTACGTGTCTGCGGAACTGTGAATGCCCTGCAGGATTTCTTGCTTGTAGCTGTCGCAAAGTGCGGCGGTGATTGCCATTATTGGACTCCGATGATTCGATTGTTTGCGTCACGGATGATCGGGCGACCATCCAGCGAGACTGCCCTGCCCGATGCGTCGCGCTCGACTGTTCTCGGCTTGCTGATGTGCTGCATGAGCTGCTGTACCTGCTCCTGCAATGCCGCGATGGTGTTCTGCGCGTCATCCTGAGCCGGCTTCTGCTCTGCTGCCTCTCCGCCGCCGAGATCATCGGAAACGGTGTCAGCCGCAGCGCTTTCTGCTGCGATGAGCGCGTTGTCTGTCGAGGTCTTGGCGGTGATCTGCGCAACCTCAACCTTCGTTGCGGCGTCGAGCTGCGCTTTCCAGCGCTGAAACTCCATCTCGCGCTGATGCCGCTGGTCGTCCAGTTGCGCCTGCACGATTGCCAGCCGCTCCTGCGATTGTAGCTTGGCCTGCTCTGCCTGCGCGTCAGCCTGAGCGCGAGCTTGGTCGGCCTGCGCCTGCACTTGCATCTTCATCTGCTCGGCTTGCTGCTGCGCCTGCATCTGCTGCGCCTGCGCTTGCTGGTTCGCCTGGATCTCGGCCATCTTGGTCGGGTCAGGCTGCGGCGGCGCAGGCGGCTTCTGCGCGTTCTCGCTCATCTTCTCGACAAGCTCCTCCAGCATGCTCTCGACGTTCTTGCCGACACGATACGAACGCACGGTAAACAGCAGGATTTCTCCAAGCGTCGGCTGCAGTGCAGGCGGTGCTGCACTCATCTTCTCGATGTAGCCGCCGACCACGTTCATCAACTCGGTGCGCTCCTGCTTCTGCTGCTGCTCATCGCCGGCAATGGTCGAATCGGTTTCGATGTCGATGCGGAAGCCGCGCGCACAGTTGTCCTGCAGAAGCTGATAGACCTCTTCCCAGGACGGCTCGGCCATCAGCTTCAGGTTGTCCGGCGACAGCATCTGTTGGACTTGCGGCGGCATCGGCGCAGGCGGCATGCCAGGTTGCTGCGGTTGCTGTGCCTGCTGTGCCATTGCCTGTGCCTGCTGAATCTGCGCCTTTTCGGCAGCCATCAGCAGCTTGACGCCGGACATATCCCGGATCGTCTCCATCGAGAAGTGCGAGGCGATGATCTGCCCCATGATCTCGATGATGTTGCGGGCGAAGCGCTGGATCTCGCGCTGCTTCTCGTCCAGACGCATCGTGACGAAGCGCGTCTTGATGTTCTGCGCGGTGGCAGTCTCGTTCGGGTTCGTCTGGCCGCGGAGAATGTCCGACATGCCGGTGATTTCGTACAAGTCCTGCTTGACCTTCTCGCGGGCCTCGTACAGATGCAGCAGCGTCTGCGCGATCTCTTGGACCGGCAGCAGCTCCATGACGCCTTTTAGGCCGCCCTTCTCTGCGTGGACAGCCCACTGATCGACCGGGATCAGCTCATTCTCGACGCCTTCAGCGAGCAGGCGCTGCAATCCCTGTGCGGACGCATCCGACACGCCGACAACCTTGATCGCCTTCACAATTGAGGCGATGCGGCCAGTCAGTTCGTCCATCTCCGCAGCCTGGTCCTGATACTGCGCATAGTCAGGAACCGGGATCAGCGAATCATTGCCGAGCGTCGCATGGATCGGCTTCGGGCAGGGGAAGAAGTGGTCGAGCTTCAGCGGGTCATCGCGCACATCCAGCGCGGTCGGGTGCATCTTCGACAGCCAGATCGCCTGCTTGCTTTCCTTGTCCCACAACTCGTAGACGGTCGCTTTCTTCAGCGATTCATCGATTTTCTGATCGTTCAGGCCCTTCGGCGTGAAATCCAGCGGGACTTCGTTGCCGATTTCATCGCCAAAGCGCTCGACGAGCTGCGCACGGGTGAGATAGACCTTGCGCCATACGCAAGTCACCTCTTCCCAGGTGCGCGCCACGTTGTGGCCGAAGTCCTGCCAGTGAACGTAATCCGGCACAGCCTCTTCGTAGACGACTTCCTGCAGTCGCTCAGCATCCTCGTCCGTCTCAGCGTCGTCGGTCAGTTGCACCGATTCGCCATGCTCGCTGCCTTCCAGCCCTTCAGACACATCGCGCAGATGCGGCACATAGCGCACCCAGGCGGTGCCGCGGCCGGTCAGCAGGTAGTCCAGCACGCCCTGACGCATCACGCTGCCATAGGCATACGTGTTCACGCTGTACGACAGGCAGCGCTCAAGCACATCAGCAGCGACGCGACCGACAGCATCGGCATCCTTGAAGCGGCGCTCGACTTCGGGCTTCGGCGTCTGCGCATACAGCGCCGGCTTCAGCGTCTCGACGTTCGACCACAGGATGTTGAAGCGCGACTTGCTGTTTTCAGCCGTGTTGCGCTCATCCTTGTAGCGCTTGATGATGTTCTTCGCGCGCTTTTCCCAGGATTCCGCCTCGCGCTCGTAGGCTTGGATGACCGGAACCCATTTCGCCGTGATGTCGTCCTGCGTTTGCTCGATGATGGGTTCCATGTGTCCTATATCCTGTTGCGCGGCGCCGGCCCCTTATGCGTAGGCCAGAACACCTCGTTTGCTGTCATTTCATGCAGCCACCTTGGCGGCTCGGTCTGCGGCACCTTGCGCACATAGGGGCGAGACATGCAGGCATATCGCCATTCGTCAGCGGCGTGATCCTCCATGTCGGAGTTCAAATCTTCAGGGCGATCTGTGTCGTGCTGTAGAACGGGAATCGTGCGGATCGAGTCAAGACACGTCGAAAACGTGTAGATCATCGGCACATCGTCCTCGCCTAGCAGTCTGGCGCGCATCTGATCCCATCCGCCGATTGCGCCACGCTGAGATACACGAGCATTGTCGGCAGGGCGAAACTTGATCTTGTTGCCGCTGCCCTTGTAGATACGCTCCGCGATACTCGGCCCGCCATCAGAGCTGAAAGCAGCAGGATCGAGGACGCCATAACTGATTTCCCCGTCGCCGCGCTCCATTTGCGCAAGGCGTTCGCCAACCGCCTCTGCAGGCATCTTCAAGCCGGTATTTGCCATGCTTGTGCCGTCAGCGTTCTTCTTGCAGCCGTAGAACTCGCGGTAACGCACCAGGGCGCCGCGCGGCAGGATGACGCCATCGTGCGAATAGTCGTCTTGCACGATTGACCACCAGCCGAAGGAGAACGGTTTTGCGCTGCCCCAGTCGCCAGACCGGAAGCGTGTCCAGGTCTGCGGAATCTCGAATGGCCGTATCTCATGCAGCGTTTTTCGCCAGCACTCGAAGAAAGCGCCTTCGATGATTCCCCAATCGCCGTCCTTCATGGCTCGGACCAGGGAATCGCTACCAAGGCCCGACAGCCGATCCTCATAGGTCGGATCGTCCTTCGCCATACTCGGGTTGTCGGACAGGCGCGCTGGAATGTACTGCCGCAGCATGCCGCCCTCGCTCGGCGGCATCTGGCGCAACACCATCTCACCGCCATCGACGAAGGATTGCTTGACCCACTGATGGCCGATGTTGCCGGGATTTGAGCCGGCAATGATGCGCGGGATGACGTCACGGTACTGCAGCGGCACTTTCAAGCCTGGCGCGCGAACACGGCCACGCAGGAAGCGGTAAATCACTTCCGTGAAGTGCGTCAACTCATCAATAAGCAGGACATGGATTTCGGCGCCCTGATACTTGAAGCGGTCTTTCTCGTCCTTACAGTGGCATAGCCATATCTTTGCGCCGTTCCAGAACCTGATTTCATCGTCGCCCACGATCTTGACGAACCCATTGCCTTCCCATGGCGCGAGCAGCGTGCGAAATCCTTGCGGTCCTTCCAAGTGGTTCTTGATCAGGTCTTCGCGGATACGCCGGAACAGATACACCTGCAGCCCCGGTATTGCTGTGCAAAGGATGATTGCCAGAATCCGCATAAGGTGCGACTTGCCGCCGCCTGCCGCGCCGCCATACAGGATTTCCGTTGCCTTGCTGTGCAATACCTCACCCTGCTTCTTATGCAGGGAAACATCAATTTGCGGCAATACTGACATTTAGGATCGGCTGAACCTGTACGGGGCCACCGTCTTCGCCAGTAAGCTGCAGCGGCAGCAGCTTCGGGTAAATCGTCGTCCAGAATGCGCGCTCGTTGGCAGGATCTTCCTTCGCCCAAGCCACCAATCGTTGCGCACCACCCAAATCTTCCGCCGCCTGTGCAATGGCATCCTTCACCGCTTGCGTCGTTTTGTTTGGCGAACCTTTTGGGCGACCTGGACCAGGGCCAGGCAAGTTATTTCTGGTTTTTTTAACTGTTTCCGACATGTTGCACCTTTCGACCTTGATCGATGAAGGTAGGAATAAAAAAGCCCGCTACGTGAGCGGGCGAAGGCGCGATTACTCACGCGGAGGAGACACATGAATTAGTGAGCCGGCCGCGCTTAACTGCAAAAGTCGCAACACTGAAGCAGGGCCACCGGCTCGCCAATTCACGCGTAAACGAAAAAGGCCCGACATGGGATTTCCCATATCGAGCCTTGTGATAGTGGCCGGCGCTGATCTCCGGCATTGAGAAACAACGAGGCGCCTATGGAGGAAAACGCCTACATCGCCGCGCATCAGCCTGCGCATTCACTATCAAGGATGCAAGCTACCCCTTACCTAGCGTTGAATACGGTAACCGGTCCCGCCGCGCAGCGGCCGCAGCTTGCATGCTTCATAGTGCGTAAACGAGAAAAGCCGCAGTTACGCGGCTTTCTTTGGACGAGCGAAAACACCCATCAACATCGATTCTAACGGAAATAATGCGCGGTGGCAAAATGTTTTTTCATTTTTTCAGTTAAAACCGATTCGGCATCCCTCAGAACATCTGCATAGGTCAAATTCGGGTATCGCCACACGGACGGCGAGACACCGCACCGCTTCATGATCGCCCACCGATAATGACGCGGCAGATCGAAGATCATGGTTTCTACAGCCTCTGCAACCTTTATGTCTGCCATCAGGTATAGCGCCTGATTCTCATCGCCTTCACCAGTGCGGTCGCGGTGCTGGTCGGCCATGTCGTCAAACTTGCTGAGCTTTACCCAGATCGCCAAGCACTCCGTCAGCGGGTCCGGCTTGACGAACGATTCCTTCTGCACCTCTTCCTTTCTCACCCGTCGCAGCATCTCTTTTTCCCTTTCCCCTGGAAACTTCACATGGTTCGCTGGATCTCCCCGACGCCCGTAATATTTCTGCTCTCTTGCGTAGCTTCTTTCCTTTTTGTCGCGCACCATCAGTAGCTGGATGCGCTCCCACCCGTCCAGCGCGTCAGAATCTCGATCTGTGGACATACAGCTCCTGAGTGCGCTCCATTGCGCGGCGCATTTCCGGCGAAATCTTCAGCGGTCGCATCGCTGGCAGTTCTGCGGCTGCAGCGGTTGCCGGCTTCATCCGCATGAATATCCCGTCCACCTTGATCGGCTGCAGCAGCCCATCGCGCGTCAGGCGCTGCATCAGTACGCGAATTGCCGAGGTGCCGACTTTGAACTGCATGCC